TATGGCAAAAGATAACGCTTTACAAAAAATAGAATCACACGAAAAACTTTGCAGAATAATGCAGAAACAAACCCACGATAAAATGCACCGATTAGAAAATCAGATCACTAGAGTTGAGAGAATACTTTTAGTATCTATGGGTGCGGTTATGTCAGGTATGACTGGTGTTATTTTAGTTTTAATTGAAAAATTGTAGCGCTCATACGTTAGTCCTACTAAATCCAATCTTTTAGTTCTTCACCCATAACTTGAGTAGCTATATTAATTTTCTTACGTAAAGCTTTTACTATTCTTTCATCAACAGTATTTTCTGCAATAATATCGATATAAGTCATAGCTCTTTTTTGACCAATACGATCTATTCTAGCTTCTGATTGTTGTCTTTTCTCAAGGTCATAACCATTAGAATAATATATCATTGTACTAGCTTCAGTTAAGGTAATACCATATCCACCTGTCTGTGGTGTACCTACAATAAATCTTACAGGACTATCAGGATCTTGAATTGATGTAATTGCTTTCTGTCTATCTTCAACACTGGTATCACCATAGTAAGTAACAATTGAATTATCCCCATACTCTTCTTTTACATGTTTCACTATTGTTGCTATATCGTTCCTCCAATGTGCCCATATTACTACTTTACCGTGTATCTCATCTAGCATGTCCATAAGTTCATCAATACGATTGTTTTTAATTTCTTGAACGCTACCATCATCAGCTTTGAAATGACCACAAGTAATCTGTTGTAGACGCATAAGTTGTGTCATTGTTGTGGCTGTTGTTGTCATCTTATCATTCATAACAGCTAAGGCCATTTGTTTCATTTGATTGTAAAGTTTTTCTTGTTCACTAGATAATTGTATTACACGTTTCATAAAGGTCTTTTTAGGTAAATCCAAGCAATCGTCTTTTAATACTCTGTATGAAAAATCTTTTATTTTATTAGATAGCTCTGGTATATTTCTATAACCCACCACAATCTGTACAGATCTACCACCAAAATTAGCTGATCGCATAACGGCATATCTAGTTCTAAAACTATAGTAAGATGCATGGTTTAATAACCAAGGACTTAAGAACTCACACTGAGTATATAAATCTAATGGTGATTTAGTTACAGGTGAACCTGTAAGTATTCTTCTATACTTAGCTGATTCGCCTAATTTAATAATTGATTTAGTTCTTTTTGCTTGAGGGTTTTTAATTGTAGTAGACTCATCAATAGCCATTAAAGTTTCGTGACAAGATAAAAATTTATTAACAAAGTCTACACCTTTTTTAGTTGATAAAGCTTCTACATTTACAATTAATACGTGTAATTCATGGTTTGTTTTAAACAACTTAGATAATTCTTTTTCTTGTTTTTTATTAATATTTGATTGCCACAATACAGACACATATTCGACATGATCTGCCATATGGTGAGGTAGTTGTTCTTTATACCAGGTTCCTACAACACCTTTAGGTGCCACAATTACAGCACCGTTAATTTTACCAGCATCATATAACATGGATATATTATCAATTAATACTTTAGATTTACCTGTACCCATCTCCATAAAATAGGCAAAGCATTCTTTATTCCAAGACATTTCTAATGCTTTTAACTGATGAGCATAAGGCTTCGTTTTAAATTTATAATTCATATTTATTTTTTACTTTCTATTGACATCTTTAACATAAAGTTTATATTGATGTCAATGTCAGAAAGCATAAGTTACGGAAAAATAAAAAAAGATCGTGAACCTATAGTTTACGTAATACAAGAAATAGCTGGTACTAGAGATGGTAGACCTAAAATAAATATTATAGGTGCATCTCAATATGGTAGCTTCAAATTTCTATTACCTGAACTATCACAAATTATTTTTTCTCCAGGTCCATTAATTATGAAACTAAGAAAAAGTTTAAAAGATTATAGATCTGAAGACTATTTACTTTTGACAGGAGACCCTGCTATAATAGGCGTTGCATGTTCTATTGTATCCGACATAACAAATGGAAAATACAATTTATTAAAGTGGGACAAACAAGAAAGAAGATACTATCCAATAAAAATAAACCTATATGAAAGAGGAGAAATAAATGAGTGATAACTTACAAAACATGTTCGTTGAGGATGCCCCTCAAGACTTGGACAATCTAAAAGGTGTAGAAGATTTATCTGCTCTTGTCTTAGAGTTACAAAAACTTGAAGATGAGATAAAGGATAAGGAAGATAATTTAAAATCTACAAAAGAAAAAGCAGACAAACTTTCACAAGTTGCTATTCCTGAGATAATGGAAGCTTTAAAAATGAAAACTATGAAGTTGACTGATGGTTCTGCAATTGAAATTAAAGAAATATATGGCGCAACCATTCCTGTTGATAAGAAGGAAGGCGCTTATAACTGGCTTCGAGAGCATGGCTTAGGTGATCTTATTAAAAATGAGATAACCGTTTCCTTTGGCCGTGGCGAAGACAACAAGGCGAGCGATTACGCAGACCTTGCAAAAGGGCGTGGGTTCGAACCAACTCAAAAGTTGAAAGTCGAGCCTATGACTCTTAAAGCATTGTTTAGAGAGCGTTCTGAAAATAAACAAGAACTGCCTTCTGAACATTTTAACCTGTTTAAGGGAAACAAAACAAAAATAACAAGGAGCAAATAACATGAGTGAAGAAGCAAGAGACGTGACAGCAAAAAAAAGTGGTTCGTTAGCAACTCTAGACTTTGTTGCAGACTCAGGAATGGGTTTGGAAAACATTGACAAGAGTGATCTAGCATTACCTTTTCTGAAATTACTACAAAGTGGTTCAGATGAAACAAAAAAGAAACATGCTAAATATGTAGAGGGAGCAGAAGCAGGTATGTTTTATAATACAGTTACAAAGAAACTGTATAATGGTGAGAAGGGAATTGAAGTAATTCCTGTATTCTACAAAATGACATACCCTGAATGGGCACCTTTTGAGAGAAAAGAAGGTAGACCAATCAGTAATGATAGGGGTCCTGGCGTTATGGCAGAAACTACACAAAACGATAGAAACAAAGATTTGTTAAAGAATGGTAACGAGATTATCAAAACAGCAAATCATTTTGTTATTATCAATGGTGAAAGACCTGAGAAAGCTTTGATGACGATGAAGTCTACTCAGTTAAAAGTTAGTAGAGGATGGAACTCATTGATGGAAGATCAATTTGAGATCAATCCAAAAACTAGTAAGTCTGTACCAGCACCAGTGTTTTCAAGAATTTATAAATTAAATTCTGTAGAAAACTCAGGCAGCTTTACTTGGCATGGTTATAATATATCTATGTTAAGAAAAGTAGACAATGCTGGGATATACCAAATGGCCCGTGATTTTCACAGTTCTTTAAAAAACTCGCAGCAAAAAACTGCCACAGTTTCAGAGGAAAATAAATCAAACTATTAGTTTCTCGAAAGAGAGATGTGGGCGGTCATAGGGAGACTGAAGCCGCCCATAAAAAGGGATCATTATGTTTAAAGAGTTTATAGAATTATTTACTGGTTATGGTGGAGATTTTGGTATCGCTGATATGTCCACTGCAAAGCTGGACTCCGAAAGAAACAAATTAAAACCAGATTATGAATGGTCAGGCAGACCTGTCACAGAAGAAGACTACAAAAATCACATAGCAGGAAACATATCAATAGGTATACAACCTTGTACTATTGACGGCACAGCAAGATTTGGTTGTATTGATATTGATCCAAAGAATTATAAAGATTTTAATATACAAAATTACCTCGCTTTATTTCAACAATATAAATTACCTTTAATACCTATGCTTTCTAAAAGTGGAGGATTACATTGTTATATATTTATGGAGGAATATATACCTACAGCAGATTTAATCGAAGGATTAAAATCTTTTCTGTTACCACTAGGTCTTAAACCTACTACAGAAATTTTTCCAAAGCAGAAAGAACTAAAGGAAGATGACAAAGGAAACATAAAACCAGGTAACTTTATTAACTTACCTTACTATAACAATGGACAAACACATAGGTACGCAGTCGATAAAGATAATAATAAACTATCTTTAGAAAAGTTTATACAATTAGCTAATCAATCGAAGACAACAAGAGATAAATTAAATACTTTAGTAGAAGACACACATAAAAATATATTATTAGGAACTGACTCTGAATTTTCTGATGGTCCACCTTGTTTAGCTTTATGTTCTAAAACAAAACTAGATGATGGCAGAGATAGATTTATGTATAACTATATGGTCTTTGCAAAGAAAAAATACAAAGATAAGTGGCAAGATTTTGTATCAAAAGCAAACTATGCTTATTTAGAATATCCTTGGGATAAATCTAAACTGGATCAAAAATTAAAAGCTTGGGATAAAGAAACAGCAGGACATACTTGTTATGAAGAACCTATCAAAGACAAATGTATGCGTAGTCTTTGTTACTCAAAACCTTTTGGTGTTAAGTCAGATAGTATAAATGTTTTTCCAGACATAACTGATTTTGAAATAATAAAATATGAACAACCTGAATATAGATTTAATGTAGTTATGCCTAATGACGATAAGATAGCAGTGGTCATACCTAATCTTAAATTAATGACAACGCAAAAAGAAGTATTGAACTTAATATGGGAACAAACAGGAATATATTTTGAACCTATAAAACAAAAAGATTGGAGAGCAAAATTAAATGAATGGAGAAAAAACTGTCAGAATATTACACCACCAGAGGGTACAAGTACAGATGATATTCTAGCTAATGAACTATTTCAATATTGTGTTAATGGTCCACAAGCAAGAGAAAGAATACAAATTAGATTAGGTTCTTGTCTTACTGAGGAGGGTTTTCATTTCTTTAAGTATCAATCTTTTCTTACACACCTTGGTAACGATTGGAAGATATCAAAAGAAAAAATAGGACAAAAATTAAAAGAAAGATTTAAAGTAGAATTTAACTACTCACTTAAAGTAGAGGGAAAGGTAGAAAAAGTTTGTAAACTAAAACAATTACACATCGATAAAATAGAATACAAACCTGTTGAAAGAAAAGGATCTAACTACTAATGAGATATAAAGTTGTAGGACCACCAGGTACAGGAAAAACTAAAACATTATTAGACAAAGTAAAAATGTATTTAGATACAGGTATATCCCTAGATAGAATAGGATACTTTGCATTTACAAAAAAAGCTTCTGAAGAAGCAAGAGATAGATTTTTAGAACAAAGACCAAACTTAAATAAAAAAGATGTAAAATATTTTAGAACATTACATTCTTTAGCTTTTAACAATCTAGGATTAAAAGAAGAGAATGTTATGAATGAACTTAATTACAAAGCCATTGGAGAAACATGTGGTATACAAATTCAATATGCATCTTACGAACAAAACTCATGGAATGGTATCTTTTCATCAAGCAGTGAGTATTTAAATTTAATAAATCTGGCTTGAGTAAGAAGAATAACAACACTAGAACAATTAGATCTTAATGAACATCTTGGTAAAGTAGAAAGAGAAAAGATAGAAGCAATAGATATTGAAATAAAAAATTATAAGAAGACCTATGGACTAATAGACTTTACAGATATGTTAGAAAAGTTTTTAGAAAAAGGAGATATAAAAAATAAACTAGATGTTATATTTATAGATGAAGCTCAAGACTTATCAAAGATACAATGGGCTATGATTGAGAAGATAGAGAAAGAAAATAATTGTGCTGTATGGATAGCAGGAGATGATGACCAAGCAATATTTGGTTGGGCAGGAGCTGATGTAGATTCTTTTATAGATTGGGAAGCAACAGAAATGCCTTTAAAACAATCAGAAAGAGTTCCAAGTCAAATACAACAAAAAGCATTATCTATAATATCTAGAGTTAGAGATAATAGATTAGAAAAAGATTACTTACCAAAAAAAGAAATAGGACAAACATTTGAAGTATATAAATTTGCAGATATAGATATGTCTAAAGGATCTTGGTTAGTTTTAGCTAGAACAAATCCTTTACTCAAACCCATACCAAAAATATTGAAACAAAAAGGTTTATTTTTTAAAACAGTAGACGGAAAGAGTGTAGCAAAAAATTTATATGAAGACATAGAGCATTGGGATAAATTAAGAAAAGGAGAAAGTGTACCTGAGATACAAGAACAAAGGGTTTTAGAAAAAATAAAAGGAAAACCCAACTATAATTTAGAATGGTATGATGCGTTTGATAATGTTGCATCTGCTAAAATAGATTATTTAAGAACCATGATATCAAATGGAGAGAAAGTAAAAGACGAAC